AGTACCTTTTTCTGCTTTTCTTGTTACATACCAATCAGTAGAACTTAATTTATTGTAAGCTACACTTTTTAATTCTGCTATCTTTTTTGTCTTAAGCTGTGCAAGTGTTTCACTAAAAGTTTTTGTTTTTACATCATATATAAATACAGTTCTTTTTTTTCCATCTACATCTTTATAATCATCAATGGTATGTAGGTTGCTTATGTATTGTGTTTTGTTATCATAACTTGGTGTTATAATATCATAAAACCCAAAACTTTCGTGTACACTTGTATCTAACTTATCAAATCCTATTATTGTATTTCCAAAACTACTTGGTAACTTTGGGTACTTTATTATTTTACCTTTTACTATTCTTGCCTTCATAATTAATCTGGGTTACTATCACTTGCGTAAGTGTTTACTGTATAATTTACTATTGAACTTCCATCAGATTCTTTTACACATATTAAAGATATGTGGTTTGTAGCACTTGTACTTAAACTTGTAGTACCTACTTTGTTAAAAGTTGTAGTTCCTAAACCTGTGCCACCTGCAAATGTAATTGCTGCACTTGACAATGTACCTGAAAGAACTAAATCTACTACCTGATTTTGTTTCATATTATTAAACGTTATTGTTGAGGTTGCTATATTTCCTGTACAAAGAAATACACTCCCTGCTGAACAATCAACTGCAAAACTACTTGTGTCATTTTTATCTACTTTGTTTGCAAATCTATTTGCTAATTCATCGTGGTCTACTACATTATTGGCTAAAGAAACTGCTCCTGCTGATACTGTTGCATCTCCACTAAACGCTAAGTCTGTACCGTCTCCTAAAAGAGCGTACAACTCATCTGTGTTGCTTTTTACTGCAGTCATTGCTGCTCTGAGCGTACTTCCTGTACCGTCATTGTCGGTTGTTCCTACGCTAAATGTTTGTTTACTCATAATTATAATTCTATTAATGTTTGATCAACTGTTAAATCTATATTGTCACAAGATTGGTTAACTGTATCGATTGTAAATGCTTTAGTTTCTATTTGGTCTCCTGTAAGAGGTAACAAAAAACATTCAGGTGCAGAAAAGTCTGGAATTGATTCTGCAATTGTGTTGTCTTCGTCTCCAAACTCTGTAAAGCAATAAATTCTACCCCAATTGATACTATTTGCCATTTCTTATTTTTTTTAAAAATGCTTTTAATTTATCTATGTTACTTTGTTTTGGTTTGTTATTCATAATACCCATCCGTTAAAAGTTGCATCCTTATCAGGATAAATGTCGTCATTACTATTTGTGTTATACTCAGGAAAAGTTGCTGTATTGTAAGTCATATAGTCTATAAATCTTCTTGTGTAATACTCTGCAATATCTCTTTCTTTGTTTACTAAATAATCTACTTCGTTTTTTTCTACTGCTGTACTATTTTCACTTGTGTGTTTAAATATTCCTCCGTTTTTTATCTGATAAGCTGCAAAAGGAAGATAATCTACCATTGCATAATGTATTAACATTGGCACAATATAATCGTTTTTTAACGCTAAGTAGTTTCCTGCTAAGGAACCACCTTCAATGTCACTTTTTATTTTGTTATACAAATCTGTTCCTAAAAAATTACGTATATGTATTTCTTGAGCAATAAGTACAAAATTTAAAAACTTGTCAGTATCGACATTACCGTCTAAAATAGTATTTTTAACTAGATCGCTACGTGTTATAAATAGTGCCTTTGCCATTATCCTCTATAATTTGGGTGATGTCCTCTATCTGCTCTGTCTATATTTGCTTCTGCAACTTCTTTAGGATTTGTTACAGGAGTAAAACCTTGTCTGACTGCTTCGTTTACATTTACAAATCTTGTTCCCTGCATTGCATTACCACCCCAAGGTGTACCATCTTGTTTAAAACGTTTTTTGTAAATTCTTCTTTCCCATATGTGATGACAATTAACTCCACCTTGCCACTTAAACAATGAGTAATTTTGTCCTTGATGTCCGTGTTCTGCATTTACACCTGAAAAGCTTAATTGGTCTATGTCTTCTTTACGATATAATTTGTTAGCTGCTAACATATTTCTACAAAAAGGTCTAGATGGACCACTTGGCTGTTTAGAAGTTCCTTTAACGTATTTGTATCTGACTTTAAACAAGTCGTTATCTTGTGTTGAGTCTTCTGTTGCTGCTAACTCTTCTCTGTCTCTTTCTAAATTGTTTAAGTAATTTTCTACGTCAAAGTCTTCTGGTTCGTCTTGTGCAGATTCTACATCTAACAATTCATAATTTTCCAAGTCTTCATCTTCTCCTTTAACGCTTACTAACTGAAACATTATGTCAGCATTTAAGTCGTTTAAGTAAGGTCTTTTATCTTTATCACTTGACATTTTAACACCTGTCTCTTCTTCTTGTGTTTCTCTATCTATACTTTGATCTATGTCTACAAATTCTAAAGGCTGTAAAGTTTTAAAATACAAATGTAAACTTATATCGTTGTAAGCTAATATTTGGTCAAAATGATCTATCAATAAATTTTGGAAAGGTCTTATAGTAGTGTTGTCTGTTAGAATAGAAGCTGTTTTAAGCTCCTCTGCGTTGTTTCCTAATCCTGTTTGGTCTTTTATACCAAATAACATAGGAGAGACGATTCTGTGGCTTCTAAGTATCTTCTGTGTGCATTCATCAGATAAGAATTGATATTGGTTATGTGCGTCTGATAATTGAACAGGTTCTATCTCTGCTTTTGTTTCGCTACTATCGTTAAAAGCTAAAATAAATTTACCTGAATTACTACTACCACTAAATTTTTCGTAAATTCTGTGTTCTATCATTTTACGCTCTTCGTCATTAGGTATACCGTTGTTAAAATTAATTAACATACTTGGTGTCATACCTTGTTTAATATTGTTTAAGTGAAAATTACTTATTTCTTCTTCTATTTCTGCATATTGTAAACCACCTTGATAATCTGTTGGTGCATAATAATAGTAACCACTTTTATAAGGTTTTATATACATTATTTCGATTGCTTCGTTAGATGTTCCAAATGCAGGTATTCTTTTTATTTCTTCACTTGGCTTAACACTTTTCCAATCTTGGTGGTAATAATAAGCTTGTATATCTTCATTTGGTTTACACTTTTCTGCTCTAAGTGTTTCAACAGGCATATGTTCTAGTTCAGCTATTTGTGATCTGTCTTTAGAATAGATTACTTGCAAAGCACAATTACCCATAAGTTTTAGATCGTACACTAATTTTCTTACACAATCTTTTTTAAACAAAGATACCATCTTAGCGTACTCTTGTGGTTTTCTATTACTGTCTGTTGCATCTAATCCTTTTCCATAAATCATCTCGCTAACACCATTAATCAAAGCGTTGTTGGTAGCACTACCATTAAACCTGTCAATCAGATACTGAAAGTAGTTATTATCTTTTCCATAACTAACCCAATCTTTATTCTTATATTCGATTACTTGCGGAGAAGTATAATTGCTAAGATTTACTACACTAATTTTGCTCATACGTAAATGTAATCGTTATCGTAAGTATCATTTGTTGTAAACACATCTTTATTAGGAGTGTAATAAACGTTTGTTGTTTGATTAGGATTTTGTGCAGTACAAAAAACTTTATCTTTATAAATTACATTAGCACCATCTAAAACTTTCATATCGTAATAACGCCCTTCTACTAAATTAAAACTATCAGTTAATACTAAGTAATTTTTATCTGTACTAGCAGTTATTGAATAAGATGTTTCTGTTCTTGTGCTATCGTCTTTTAGTTTTAACGTAACATTTGTAACGTAGCTTCTTGGAATAATTTTTAAAGTTTGATTCGATGTTCCTGTTGAAAGTACTTTCATATATATATAACGTAATTTGTGGGTTAATTTGTTATAAATGTATAAAAAAAAGAGGGCTCACTCAAACCCTCTTACTAATTATTAACCTATACAAATCTGAAATTACATTGAGTGAATTTTAGTTGTGTCTAAAAATGTGGATCAAGTCTGTCTACTTTTTTTCCTAAAGATAAAATTCCAAATCCACGACCTTTTGAAGTGTACTTGATAGATTCAGTAGTTTCACCTGTTCTCCAATCATAGTTACTTGTTTTCTTTGCTGTGAACTCACCACCTTTGTTTGTTATAATAGTTCTACCATTTCTTTTGATTTCTTTAATCTCGACACCATAACTATCACTTCCTATTTGATATGTTGCATCAAGGCCAATGAAGTTTTGTTTTTCTTGTTTGTTAGCTGATTGATAATAGTTTAAGAAGTCAATTGAATCAATCCATTCGTTTGTAAAATTTTTTGTTGTCATAATAGTTTTTTTATTGTTATTTGATATAAATATACTAACAATTGTTTAATAAAACAACAGCTACATAAAAAAAAAGGGTAACTAAATGTTACCCCTTTAAAACTACTAGTTTTCTTCTTACGCAGTCGGATCAATTTGTGTTCCTGACTTATCGTCTGTAATAACAGTACTAGTTACAAAGTGTGGAGGTTCAGTCTCCTGTGCATTTAGCGTCAACGTCATTCCGCTTAAATCACCCATAGCTGCTCCTGTAACAATAGTACCTCCATTAACCTCTGCTCCGTGGTCTAAACCAACTAAAAAGAAATTGCCGTTATAATCTTCAACAGCAACGTGTGGTCTAGCGTGTGCTATCAGCTTAATTTCTTCTTGCGTAGCTTTCTCTAAAAAAGTCAGAGTTAATGACAAGGTAGTATCGTAAAATGTAGTACCATTCTCTCTAGAAGATGTAATAGTAGTTTCTAAACTGCTATTGCCTTTTAAATCAAATACAAACCAAGTAGGAGAGCCTGCTAACGCAGTTATTTCTCCACTAGATATTGTTGCAGTACCAAGTGTTCCATAATCAGCAAAGTAAACTCTTTGTAGCCCACCTACTGCCGATTTACACGGTACTTTTCTTCCTGTTGTTAATGTACAAGCCATATTTTATGTATTAAAAAAGGGCAGGTAGATTAGTTTCCACCTACCCTCTTATGTTAAACTATTTATTTATTAGTTAGCTGAATTTGTAATACCGTAAGTTACAATGTCTTCAATATTTCCATACTGAGCACCTGCTGTAAATCTCATTACGATTCTTACATTCTGCGAACCATCGATGTCTGCCATATCAATAACCTTTACTTCTTGATGGTCTGAAAGCAAACCTGTGCCAAAGTATAAGTTAGATTTTTCTGCTGCTACTGCTGTGTTGTCAGATAATCCTGCTGCTCTAAAGACTTTGATACCATCAAACATTTCGATGTTAATGTTTTGATTTGGTCCTAAGTCCCTAACACCTGCTGCACCAACGTTACTAGCAAATCCTCCTAAAGCTCTTTTGTAAGCTTGGAAAATATTTGTAGAAACGTATATATGTAAATCATCTTTGTAAAGTACCTGTGATGGTACGGAATCGACTATACTACCAAGCTGTCCTATAACGTTTGAAGACGTCACAGTAGTACCTGCTACTTCTTGTCCTGATGGTAAACTTGCGTCAACTGACATTAATGTAGTCAATCCGTCAAACTCTCCATTGTTAGCTGTAACACCTCTCCAAAGATTCTGCTCAGTTTTTTCTGCAACTTGCGCACTTACTCTACCAATGATAAAGTCTGAAAATTTTGGTGGTAAGCTGTCGTGTGCTGAATAGCCCATTGAAGCTGCTTCCCAATCTGATCTAAAATCGTCTTTACAAAGTTGTAAATTTACTTGCTGATATTCTGGTTGTAATATCCTCTCAGTAATGGTAATTGTTGAAGTAGGGTCAAAGTCGCAAGATTGGTCTTTGATAAGAGCATCTGTGTCTAATTTTTTCAATACTTCTTTAAACTTAACATTACCTTTAATTGTAACTGCTCCTGAATCAAGAGTTACACCTGATAAAAGTGCAGGACCAATGTATTCGCCTGCAAATTCACCGCTATATGTTGTTGTTAAACTATTTGTTGTTGCCATTTTCTTAAAAAATTATTTATTAATTATTATCCTGTTGCAGTTAGTGCACCACTTGATAATGCGTTACCAAAAACATAATAGTTAGAACCATCTGACCATATGTCTATAAAATCTCCTAAATTAGACGAACCGTGAACAAAGTTAATTTGGTCTGCTGCGTCTACATCTACTACTGCTCCTGCTACGATTATACTACCTTCCATTTTGTCAGCTGTGCCTCCTGCGATAACTGTGTTAGCAGTATCCATCGCACCTGTAGTTACAAATCTGCAGTTAAAACCTTCTTTAGGTGCAGGTAAAGTAACAGTACCACCTGAACCACTTACTTTAAAGACTTTTCCACTATCTGCAGAAGTTAAGCTAGAACCAACTGTAATAGCTTCGTACTTAGGAAAAATCCTTGTTACATCATTTGAAATTGTTGTTGCCATTATTAATTTTTATGTTTAATATTTGATATTTTTCTCATTACTATGTCTACTGTATCCATAGGTCTACTAGTAGAATACAATATTTGCTTTTTATTTGTTTTGTTTTCTGGATTATGCTTGATTGGTTTTGCAGCAGGTTTTGATAACTCTTCTTTTAACTGCTCCTCTTCTTTAACATCTTCAACGTCAGCAACTTGTTTTGACATTTTCTCTTTATCGTAATCCATAGCGGAAACCATTTCTTTGATTTCTTCTACCATTTTTTTAACTTCTTCAAGTTCCATTTTAGTAGCGTAACCCATTTCTTCTTCTTCTGCTGCTTCTACTTCTTCTTCTGCTTCTGCACCAATAGATGAAATAATACCTTCGCTTTCTACTTTTAAAACTTGACCGTCCTCTAATTTATATTCTCCGATGGGCAAAGGAATTTTGTCCTCGTCAGAAATTATAAATACTTCAGCACCTTCCTCAAATGTTTCAGCTTCTATAACTGCACCATTATCTAAAGTCATTTGTGCTAATTCAATTTTTACTTCTTTTGCTTCTACTTCCTTTTCAGTTACTTTTTCTGCAACGTCCTCTGAAAGTTCCACATTTAGAAGATTACTAATTTTTTTTAACATCTCTAAAGGGTTTTTCATATCTATATAACGTATTTGTGATTATTTTTTGTGTTTTGAATTAAATTATTTTAAGTTCCATCTCCTGTTATGTTGCCAATACCTTGATTCATATAATCGTCCTCACAACATTTTTTACTATATGTGTCTGTATCTCTACATAAACAACCACGCCTTTTGTCTTGTGGAATTGGTAAGTGTGTAATATATCTACTCGGGTACTTCATCTACAATATGGTCTTTACAAGGCATATACCAAGTCTTTTCTCCTAACTCGTGTGTGTGAAATCCTTCACAACCAATATTTTTTGCCATCTCTTCTGCTTTTTCTTGAGTAGAGTAAGCTAATCTGTCGTTTATTATTGCGAAGTCTTCATCTACAACTTGTGTTGACAAGTTTAGTTCTCCTAATTCTTTTAATTTACTTGTACTCCATCTTAAACCTGCTTTACCACCCCAAAGTAAATAAGAAATTGTACCACAAGCTTCTTTGTCTGATTCATCGTAATATTCTTCTGCTCTTGATAAATAAGAATACATACGTTTTATTGTTTCTAAGCTTATTGGTTTTTTATCTGCAAGTTGCCTTGCTCTAATTTTACCTACTTGTGTTGCACATTTGTTGTTTACTTTTTCGTTTAAGTCTATTCCTCGTTTAGCATTGTTGCTAACTCCATTAGGATAGTCGCTATAACTTTCCATTACAATCGTTTCTCCTGATTTGTAACGTTTGTCTTTTCTAATTATACCTCTAATTGTGTTTAGTAAGTATTCTGCTTCTTTTTCTTCTATTTTTTTTAGATCGTCTTTGATTCCTTTGTCTTTTGGTGTTTCAAATTTGTCAGCAAAATATCCTTCAATGCTAAAACCTTTAACTTTACCTGTTTTAACAAATTCTTCCCATATTTTATCATTGTTTACCTTAACAGTACCCATCCAAGTACCTAAAGGAACTTCCATACCATATTTTCTGCTCTTGTCGTGTTTCTCATCTTCTACTATCCAAGATTCTACTAAAGAAAGTCCTTTAAGTTTATGTTCGTGTTCTATCGTACTTTGATTTTGATTACCTTGTATAAGATATTTTTGTGAAGCTTTGCGTACTGTATCTTTACTGAAATATATATAGTATTCTTCTTCGCCACTTACTCTGTAAATAGGTTTGTTAGGAATAAGTAAAGGACCAATTAGTATTTTTTTCTCTTTATCTGCTTCTGCGAGTTTATACTCGTGTGATTTAAGTGCAATAAAATCTTCTTCTATTGCTGGGTTCTCTACTATACTAATTGCTTCTATTCCGTTTAGCTCGTCTTCTTCGTCTAAAATCAGTTCTACGATTCTCATATATATATAACGTATTTAAACTCTAAATTTGTTAACCGATAGACGCATTTTGTTCTATATTTCTATCTAACGCTTGTTGTGTCGTAACTTCATTACTTACCACAAATGCTTTTATAGGTCTTTGTCCTTGTCCGCTTATAGCTTGTGCTAACTGACTTTCAGGTGCAGCACCTACAATATTAAAATCAGGTGGCTGTGATGCTCCTCTTGGTGTAGGACTACTGATAGATGGTGTTGCTCCTCCACCTGCACCTAAACTTGCTGCTACACTTTTACTTTTTCCAACTGCTGAAGCTACTGCCGACACAATACCTACTGCTTGTAAAGCATAAGAAATAAGCAAAGGAATGTTTTGTGGAAATCCTACTTTTGCTGTTTGTGCAGTACCCTCTGCAACTGCTGCTGAACTTCTTGCTGCTACTAAAGAAGAAAATGTAATTGTTTTTTTAGCTTCTTGAATCATTTCTTGTGCAGCTAAAACTTGTTTTGCAATTAATGCTGCTTTACCTGCTGCTGTTTCTGCTCCAAATAGTGATATAGCTTGGTCTACTGCTTTATGTTTTGCAGTAGTTATTAAATTTTGTGTATAAACTTCACTTGCTGCAATTCTCTCGTCTCTTTCTAATTTTTCTTTTGCTATTTGATCTAATCTTGCTTTTTCTTCTTCGTCCTCTTTTTTCTTTTGTTCTGCTTTTAACTTTTTCTCCTCTTCTTCCTTTTTTGCTTTTTCATCTGCTTCAGCTTTTAGCTGTGCTTCTTCTTCTCTTCTTGCTGCATCTCGTAAAGCTTTGTCTTCTCTTCTTGCTGATGTTATTTGTGCTGTTACTGTTTTTAATTTTGTTAATCTAGTTGTTTCTAAATTAGTTAACTCAGCTTGTAGTCTTGCTTCTTCGTCTAAATCTTCTTTAGAACTTTCACTTAAAGAGTTTTGTTGTTTTTTTAGCTCTAATCTTATTTTAGCTGCTTCAATTTCTTTGTTTGTTATTTCTTCGTCTACCTTTCCTGCTGCTTCTAAAAATTTTATTCTTTGTTCTGCTGTAAAGTTTTCCTTATCTGCTGCTTTTTCTAATAAGTCTGCTCTTTCTCTATTTGCTTTTGCTCTTTCTACAATTAACTCTCTTTCTTTTTTTGCTAAGTCTGCTTGTTGGTCTGCTAACTCTCCTGCAAGTGCAATTTCTCTCTTTGTTTCTTCTCCAAAGTTTTTTATTCTGTCAGTTGCTTCCTGAAAAGATTTAGATGCTTCTTCAAATTTAAATGTTACTAACTGAAATAAAGCTGTACCTAATGAATAGAATATATCTGTTACGTTACCTGCTATAACACCTAATTGTGACAACAGTTTTTGTACTCTATTGAATCCTGCTTCACTATTTTGTAGGTTTTTAATCATAGCACCTATTGCTATAACAAATGCTCCTATACCTGTTGCAAATAAAGCTTTACCAAATGCTTTTAAACTGAAAGTACTTTTTTTAATTCCTCCTGCTAAATTAGAACTAGATTTTGCTGCACCGTCTAGCTTTCCTTTAACATTAGCTATATCCTTTTGTGCACCACCTGTGACTACATTTAAAATAAATTCTTTTACTGACGCCATTGTGATTCTTTTTTGATCTTGTTAAATGCTCCTTTAAAACTTTCAGGCAAATAGTTTTTACCTTTTGCTATTCTAATGTTTTCTGTTTCTCCTTTTATTAAAGGAAGTAAGTCTAATATATATTTTATCATACTGTCAGTGTTGTTATATCTATTGTTACAATGTTGTTATCACAAGTAACTACTGTTTTATCTATCGTTCTTGCATCTTCTGTGTTATCTTCAGGTGCAGACAAATCTGTCATTTGGTTTATTAACTCTAATTGGGATAAACCTGTTTCAAAATTTGTTACAATTTTATTTATTGTGTATTCGTTATCAAATACTATTATTTTGTCTTGTAATTTTAAGTTAAGTATTACACTTATTGGCAAATATGCCTGAAACTTAGATAACCTTCTACGAGGATCGAAAGTTTGTGTAATATAAGTGTTGTAAAAATCGTTATACAAAGTGTTTTTGAATACCGTACCTGCATACTCGTTAAACTCTGCAAAAAAATTAATGTTACTAGAAGAAGTTAATTTCAAAGAGTTACTTGGTATATAATAATTCGTAACAGTTTGTTTTGAAGACAAAGTTTCTAAAACACCTATATCTGTACCTGTATTATTAATTGCATAAAACAACAAAGGTTTACCAATACTGCTTTCTTGGTCTTTGTTTACTGACCAACCCCATTGTACAGAAGTAGCTGTACTTCCATCGAAAAGTCTTTCAAACTTATGATGTTCAAAAGGAACAGAAACCACATAATTACCTCCATCATATTTATTA